TGTGCTGCTATCAGTGCCGATCACCCAGGCGAACTCCGCGGCAACTTTCACCGCGGGTCTCTCGATCATCGAGACGGTGGCTGGCGTAGTGAAGCAGCTGCTCGCCGGTCAGGACTTCGAAATAGATTCAAGCTCTCTCGGCGGCGATGATGGTGCGGCACTCATCTATCGCTTGAATGAACTGGGGCACCCGCGCACCTGGCCGGATACTAAGATTGTCGTGACCTACCAGGCTGGCTATGCGCTGCCAAACGATCAATACGGATCGAACATAGCGCTGCTGCCGTCTGATCTTCAAAGCGCGTGCATCCGGTTGGTGGTCTGGCGTCAGTCGGCGCGCGGCCGCGATCCGACCTTGCGCGGCCGTCAGACCCCGAATCTTGGCACGGAACAATACTGGGTCGGCGCGACGCCCGGGCAGACCGGTCCATGGCCGAATGAGATCATGGGCGTCGTCGATAATTATCGCGTACCGGTGACGGCGTGACGGAGCTTAAAGGCGAACGCAGCTTAGGTGTTCGCCTGGATAAGTTCACGACGAGCTCGCGCCAGAAGATCGAGGAGCGGATTCGCGGCTTCACCGAAGAGCTGAATGTGCGCATCAAGGCCGCCGCGCCCATCAAGACCGGGAAGCTGCGCAGCGAGATCTCACCACGCATCTTTACCGACAGTGAGAAGCGCATCGCCGGCTATGTGTCGGTATTCGCGCCTGGCCAGAATACCGAATACGCGAAAGCTGCAACCCTGGAGTATGGTTCTAACAAGGTTCGCAGGCGCTTCGAGAAAAGCGGCATAGCGCTGCGTTTGAACGCGCGCGGGCACCGCATTTCCACGCGCCTCGGCAAGGCTGCGCATATTCAGGCTTATCGCTATTTGCGCGACCCGCTCGAGCAGATGCGCCCACAGATTGAGGCCGGATTGAACGAGGCGCTCGTCGAGGCCGCAGAGGAAGACGAATGAGCGGCCGGCCGTCGCGCGAATCCATCATGACGGCGCTCTTAAATGCGCTCGTCGCCTCCGTGAAAATGAGTTTCACGGCCGACACCCAGGCGAATTCCGTGCAGCTCAACAATCCGAGCAGCCTGACCGGCCTATTCGTTGGCCTGCCGGTATTTGCCGCAAACATTCCGCGCGGCGCGATTATCACCAACCTAACGCCATTGACCATCTCGTTGCCAGCGACCACGAATGAGATCGGCGTCGCTATGACGACGGGGTTTTTGCAATTTGGCAGGCGCTTGATTCACTGGACCCAGGTCGCCGAGCAGCCGGCGCTCTTTCTTCGCGATGGCGACGAGGAGATGGAATACGCGAACATCATCCTGCAAAGGCAAACCTTGATGTGCGAGATCTGGATCTATAGCAATGCCGGCGCGGATCCGACCGCCGTGCCCGCGACCGCGCTCAACAATCTGCTCGATGCCGTGCAAAGTGTGTTTAACCCAGATGACAGGATGCGCAACGTTTTCAGGCTGGGTGGCTTGGTCGAGTGGTGCCGCATCGCCGGCAAGATTATGAAAGAACCCGGCGACATGGATGGCCAGGCCATCGCAATCGTCGATGTTGAAATAACCGTTCCTTAACGCTGGAGAGCTTCTTCCATGGCAAATACCAATATCGTTCCGCAGGGTGTATTCGGCCCTGGAATACTCGTCCTGACGCGCACGGATATCGCGAACGGGACGCCCATCAATGCAGGCTTCGTGCAGGAGTTCACCACCGATATCAAGTTCGACTTGAAAGAATTGTTCGGTCAGAACCAGCTGCCACTGCTCGTGGCGCGCGGCACGGGTAAGTGCACGGGCAAGATCAAGGCGGCCGTGGTTTCCGGTCAAGTTTTGAACACGGTCCTCTTCGGCGCCGGCGGCGTCGTTACACCGACCGTGCAATACGACTTCTTCACCACGGCGTCGACCGCGATTCCCACGACGCCGTTCCAGATCACGCCGGCGATACCAAGCTCAGGCACTTGGGATAGGGATTTAGGTGTCATCAACGCGGCGACCGGCGAACCCTTTACCCAGGTGGCCTCAGCGCCTACCGCCGGTCAATATTCTGTTACAGCCGGCGTCTACACGTTTGCGAGCGCGGACAACATATCCGGCATCTCCGTGATCATCACCGTCGCCTACCATTTCACAACGGGCGCGACCGGCCAATACATCACCATCAACAACCAGCCGATCGGCAACACGCCCACCTTTCAGATCGACTACAAGTCGACATTGTACGGCGCTACCTACTATGTGCGGCTCTTCAACTGCGTCGGCGGCGGCTGGGCGATGAATCACAAGCTGACCGATTTCGCGAACCCGGAGTATGAATTCTCATTCTTCGCCAATGCCGCGCAGCAGCTAGGATTCGTATCGCTAGCGACCGTATCGTAAGTCTTTCTTCTTGAAAGGGCGCGCAACCGCCTTTTACCTCCGTCGTCCCTTTTATGGGGGCACCCCGGCAGCACGACCCCCTTCGTGCCGTTTGGGGTAGAGCGGGCGTTTAAGTGTTGCGACTAAAACGCCCGCTCTTTGCCTCCACCCCTAAAAAGGACATTTGCAATGGCTGACACTGTTGACACCACCTTCACGCTCGCCGGTATAACCTTCACCATCGGCGCACTCACCTTGAGGCAGTCGTGCGATCTGCGCATCGGCGATGATGTGCTGCCTCCGCAGATCGAGAGCGCGAAATTCTGGGCGGCGCTTTACTCGCTTTGCATCAAGACGATAGCTATCGCTGTGCGTGAGAGCAGCCCCGAGACGACCGAAGAGGTACTCTGGAAGCTCACCGCGAGCGAAGAAGAAATGGCGGCGGCGCGCAAGAAGATCTTAATTCACGCCGGATTCATGAAGGCAGATCCAACTGTCGCCGAGCTGCGTGCACAGGTCGCGGCGAGCAAGATAGAGCTCGAGCAACTGCAGAAAACTCTGGAGGATCGCGAGGCCAAGGCGAAAATCACGGGGGAAGAATTGGCGGTAGTGCCCGCCGCGGCATAGATTGGAAGTGGATCGTGTCGCGTATCGCTACCGCCTTGAAGATGATGCCAGCCGACGTCTGGGGCATGACGACCCAAGATGCCTGGATGCTATTCAATCATTGGCAGCAATTTCCGCCGGAGCATGAGAGCTTGGCCTTTGTTGCCGCAGGTCATGGCTGGCAGCCGCCGCAGCGCGATCTCACCGAGATCGAGAAGGCCGAAGAACTCGATCGCAAATACCGCTCTGGCTATTATTTGCGCCCCGACCAGCTCGCCGGCCAGTTCGGCGGCCTGATGCGCATCAAGCCCGGGGATAAGGTAGCGGGCGTCGGCCCATTGCCGTGGGCCGAGATGCAGTTACCGAAGGACGAGGCGAAATAATGAGCAGCAATCTTCAGGTAAAAATAACAGCCGACATTGTCGATCTGCAGGGCAAATTCGGGATTGCCAAGGCTGAGACCGCGGCGCTCGGCGCCGAGATTAGCAAGCTCAATCGCCTGCAGCAGGCTGGTACCTTCACGGTGCTGCCAGGCGTCATGGACAAGCTCAATAAGCAGTTCGTGACGGCCAAGGTGGAGGCAGCGGCATTGGGCGCGCAGCTTGGCTCGACGATCAGCGGCTTAGCTGGCGTCGGCGCGGCCGCCGAACACAGCCACGGCTCAGTCTCCACGGCAACGCGCGAATTTCGCGCCCTCTTTGATGAACTCTCATCTGGTCGCACCCACCAAGCTCCCGGCACGATCGCCATCCTCCTGCAGCGCGTCGCCGGCCTCTCCCCCGCCATGCTCGGCGCCGTCGGCGGCGTCCTCGCGCTCACCGGCGGTCTTGCCTATCTCGGCTATCAGGCCAATAAAACCTCCGGCGAATTAAACGCAATCGATATCAAGGCAAATTTTGCCGGCAATTTCGATATCACGCGCGCCGCGATACAGCGTTACGCCGACGAGCTCTCGCACGCCAGCAATGTCTCATCGAGTGAGTCCCGCAAGATCGTCGCCGCATTTGCCGAAGTGCCAGGCATGACTTACACCGCGCTTGGCGCGCTCACCTCGACGATTTCCCAGTTCGCCCAGGAAACCGGCGAGGACGCCCTGAAGGCCTCGGAAGGCTTCGCCAAGCTCCTGGCGGGAGACGTATCGGCCGGCGAATTCGCGAAGAAGTTGGGTGCCATCACGCAGCTCTCGCAGGCGCAATTGGACCAGGCGAGCGCCGCGGATCGCTCAGGCAACGCAAGTTCCGTGTTGACCGAAAAGATCAGCCTCTTGGATCAGGTCGTCACCGCCGGCGAGTCCGGGCTTAACCGTTATGCGGCGGGGGCTGCCGAGATTGCCGAATCGGTCGCCGCCGGCGAGTCCGGGGTCGATCAGATGCAGCTGATGATCAGCCTGACGGGTGCTCAGACCGATAAGATCAATCAGGCAACCGAAGCGCGCAAACGTTATTTGGCCGCGCAGCCCGTTGCCGCATCGCCAGAAGCCACGCTCAAAACAGGCGTGAGCGCGGCGACGTCAGAGAATCCCATCGCCCTGCAGGTGCAGCAGGCGCAATCGAAGATCAACGAGATGAATGCCGCGCTTGCCATCGCGCGCGAGCGCGGTGATCAGATCAGCATCGACAAACTCGATGCGGGTTTACAGAAGGCGCAGGAAAATCTCGCTAACCTGCAGTTCGGCCCCGTGTTCGAACGGATGCGAGAGCAGATCCAGATGGTGGCGGTGACCTGGGACGGCACGCAAACCGGAATGCTCGCCAAGCAGATTGCGATCGCCCAGGCGAGTCTCGCCAGTGTGCAAAGCAACTCCAAAGAGCGCGTCCAGGTCGAGAATGAGGTGGTGCGCCTGCAGGTGGAGCTTCGCCGCGCCGCCAGTGCGCAGATCATCGCCGCCGCGCGTGAACAGGTTGCCGAGATAGGCGCTCTCGAGAATGAGAGCGCGCTGCAGCGCGCCGCGAAAGAGCATTCCATCTGGCAGGCCGCGCTCGCCGATACCAGGCTTACCGCGCAAGGCAGGATCGAGGTTGAGCGCGACGTCGCCCAGGCCTCGACGCAGATACAGCGTGCCGCCGCGGCCGAGAGCGCCGCCATCTCGCGGCAAAACGCCCAGGCTGATATCGCGATCGCGCGCATGACGGTCGAGGCACAGCGAAACGCGCTGCAGTTATCCACCGCGGCGAGCGCCAAAGAGGTATCGGCCCGCTTAGCGCAACTGCGCGAGCTCACGGCGAGTGAGTTCGACATGAACAATCAGCGGCTCGAAGCTGAAATGGCGAGTTACGCCCGTGAGCCCGCGGAGGCCAATCGGGTCTATAACGAGATCCGCGAGCTCAAGGCGAAACTGGTGCTCGACCTGCAGTCGCTCGACAAGCAGGCGGCGGAAGCCAATGCCAAGTACGCCCGCGAGCAGTACAAGGACTGGAAAACGGCGGTCGGTGAGATCGAAAGCGCCGAGGGCACGTTCGTCTCCGATATCTTGACCAAGCGCAAAAGCTTGTCACAGTCGCTCCTGGCCCTATCTGCCGAGATGGTCACCAAGGAAATTGCCGACGATGCCCGGGCCGTGACTACGCGCCTGCTCCTCGAACAGAGCGCCCAGACGAGCGAGAAGGCCTTGCAGCAGGGCGGTTTTCTCTATCACGCCGTCGTCCAGAAGCTCAAAACGAGCGCCACCACGGCCGCCCAGTCGGCGCAGACGGCTGCCGTGGCGACCGGCCAGGCCGCCCAGACCTCAGCCCTGGTTTCCGGTACTTCAGCCGGTAAGGCCGTCCAGGCGGCTGCCGGGCCCTCGCAGGTCATGGCGGATGCCGCTGAGGCCTTCGCAGGGGCGTACGCGGCGACAGCGGCGATCCCGTACATCGGTCCAGAGCTTGCTCCGGCCGCCGCAGCGGAGGCTTTTGCGGCCGTGGCATCAATGGCGGGAGCTGCTTCCCTCGATGTGGGCACGAACTATGTTCCACGTGACATGCCGGCATTCCTGCACGAGGGCGAGCGCGTCACGCCGAAGGCCTTCAATCCGGACGCCGGATACCAGGGCGAACGGGGCAACGAGGTCCAGGAACAGCACAATTATGGCGATGTGCATATGTCTGCACTCGATACCAGGGGCCTCGCCACCCTGCTCAAAGGTCACGGCGGCCGCCAGGCCATCGTGCAGGCGGCGCGCACCTACTTCAGTCGCGGCGGCGGCCGGCGGTGAGTTCGCTACTCTTTCCAGCCCTACCCGGCATCGGCTTTGACGTCGTCCGCAATTACCAATGGAAGACCGCCGTACAAGAAGCGATCTCCGGTAAGCAGACCGCCGTTGGCCTTCGTCAGTACCCGCTCGTGCACTACGAGCTCGTCATAAACCTGATGCGCCACTTCCTCAACCCCTCCGAGCTGCTGCAGATCCAAGGTCTCTACAACCAGATGCAGGGGCGCGCTGATACCTTTCTCTACAACGATCCTGATTTCAACACCGTTACGCTCATGCCGTTCGCGGTTCCAAACGGCACAGCCACGGCGTTTCAGACCACGGCCACTTTTCAAAATACCGGCGGTCCCGGCGGCGCCGAGATCATCCAGAATTTCAACGGAACGCCGACTTATTACCTAAATCGCTTCGGCTTCAATGAGCAATTAGCGATCGGTCTGAAGCAGAATTTACTACTGCAAAGTCAAGCGCTCGATAACGCGTCTTGGACGAAAACTAATGTCACTATCACACCGAATACAGTGGTGGCACCGGATGGCACGACAACGATGGACTACATCGTTGAGAGCACATCGACGAATGTTCAGCATATTGTTTCTCAATCGGTCACTGTCCCGTCTGGCGCATCGATTTACACAGTGTCTTTTTTCGTTAAGCCAAATGCCCGCAACTGGGTACTTTTAAACATCGCCGAAGCAACTGGCGGCACCACCGTCAATGCCTGGTTTAATATTTCGACTGGTGCCATAGGAACCATTCAAACCGGCGCGAATTGGGCGAGTGCGTCTGCCACCATCACTGCGGTACCGGATGATGCCGGTGTTTATCGCATTTCGCTTACCGCAACAAAGACGAACGCCGCAACTGTATTGACAATCGGACTTTATTCGTCAACTGGCGACACAATTTCGACCTACACCGGCACAGCCACCACCATTGCGACGGTTGCCTGGGGCGCTCAGTTCGAGAATTTTAACTTTGCCTCGCTGTATGTGCCGACCACGACGGCGATAGTCTCGCAAACCGATTACACGCTAGGCGTGACCGGCATCATCACCACCGGTTTCACGCCTAACGCGAACTCTCTGCTCTCGTGGTCCGGCTCCTTCTACTACCGCTGCCGCTTCGATGATGACGAGGTTGTCTGGACGAAGTTCATGTACTCGCACTGGATGGTCAAGAAGCTGGGCTTTACCTCGGTTAAGCTCTAGTGCGACCGTCAACCTTGCTGATTCAGCAGATCCTATCCTCGGGTCTGATTGACCTGGTCCAACTCGTCGATATCACGCTGCCAACCGGGCAGACCTACCATTTCACCGGCGGCGATACCCCGCTTTCCGGTATCACAATCCTGACGCCGCAGGGCAGTGTCGGCCCGATTAACTACGCTTCCGGCTTCATCATCGTCACCGGCAAGATCTCCCAGAAGATCGGCGTCGAGGCCGGCCAGCTCGATATCAGCTTAGGACCGCAATTGGATTACGCCGGCGGCGCTCCGCTGATTGCCGGCTATCCAATCCAGCAGGCCGCGCGTTACGGGTTTCTCGCAGGTGCGCGCCTTTCGTATAACGAGCTCTATCTGAATCCCGCGGTCGGCAACAACACGAGCGCCGTGGGTTTCTTCTCCGGCACCATCGAGGAGGTCTGGGCGGATCGGCTTGCCGCGCACTTGACGGTTGAGGATCTGCTCGCCTATCTAGGCAATCAGCAGATGCCGCGGCCGCTATTCGGCGCCGGTTGCTTCCACCATGTGTACGATCAGGGCTGCACGCTCCTGAAATCGAACTTCACCGTGTCCGGCGTGATCACGAGCGTCGGCGATCAAGCGCACTTCGTCGCATCCGCGATGACGCAGCCGACCGGCTACTTCAAGCTGGGCCAATTGACCTTCACGACAGGCGCGAATGCCGGGGTATCGGGCCCTGTGAACAGTTTCACCAATCCTGGCGCCTTTGCCATGGGTTTCCCGTTTCCCGTGCTGCCGGCGATCGGCGATCACTTCAACGTCTATCCTGGGTGCGATCTGCAGCAGTCGACGTGCTCAAACACCAATTCCGCAATTGGACCGGCCTTCAACAACCTGGCGCACTTCGGCGCCGAGCCCTACACGCCGCAGCCCCTGACGCTATTGGATGGCGGCACGGACAATCCGCCGGCGCAGTCGCCTGGCAGCACCGCTGGCACCGTCATCGGCAGCTCACCGACGAGCCGCGGCGGCGGCGGTGGCGGCGGCTATGGACCCTACAAGCCATGAGTAGATTTATCGGCACTGAAGAAGAGATCGTCAAGGAACGCTGGGCCATCGTCACCGAGGCCTTAAGCTGGATCGGCACCCCGTTTCACGACAAGGCTGGCGTCAAGGGCGCGGGCTGCGACTGCCTGCATCTGATCTGGCGCGTCGCGCAAGCGCGCGGCTTTCTGCCTCCTGATGGAGATCCGCCGGACTATAAACCGCAGTGGTTCGTGCATCGCGGCGAGCCGCTGTTTCTGCAAGGCCTCAAGGAGCACGGCGCGCGCCAGGTCGATATGGGACTTCCCGGCGATTTTGCCATGTACAACTTCGGGCGCCATGCCGCGCACGCTGCAATCATCATCGACGGCAACAAAATGGTGCATGCCTACAACCTGGTCGGCCGCGTGACATTAGGCGACAGGCGCGAGCTGCTGCCGAAGCTCGACTCCTACTGGTCGGTGTTTTAAATGTCAGGCCTATTCGGCAGTCCAACCAATTCGGTGACGCAGGAGATCTACTCCGGCATTCAGGTCTCAAGTTCCATACTTGGCCAACCTCTGCCATTCGTCGCCGGCCGCCAGCGCATCCCCTTCAATCTCGCCTGGTATGGCAACTTCCAGGTGCTTACCT